ACTTTAACTCAAAAAACTTTTTTGAATAAAAATCATTTTTATGCTTGACCTTACCACGCTCGCGTGGTATAATGAAGTAAGGCTTGGAGTTCGGGGGAGCATGGTTTGTGCCAATCATCTCATTTTATACCATAAAAAAAACTTTTTTTATTTGCGTTTTAGGGTTGCAATCGTATCAGTTTTTTGACATCATTGGGGCATGGAAAAAACCATAGAGAGAGAGACGAAGAAACTAAACACAAACGAGTGCGAGATTTGCGGGATGACTTGCGAAAAGGCGTACCAAGAATATTTGGCCGAGCGAAAAAAGCGCAACAAGCCAATCGAGCTGACCCGCGAGGATTTCGACGATTTCGTTGACGGTGGCGGCGGGGTTTGCACCGAGGAATGCAGTTGCGATTGGGGGCCGATCTGCGAAGGTTGCCACGAGCATTACAGCAGTGAACGCTAGTAAAAATTACTTTTGCGTTGACAAGAGCCAAAAAAGTCGTTATTTTAAGGGAAGAGGACAGGTTATGAGAAAGATAAAAAAAACAGTGAAACGGGCCATTGAGGCAGGAGCAACATTAACCCCAACTCGCCGGGAGTACACACCACGAAGGCGGTTGTCCACCGGCCCGTCCGTGGAGAAGATAATCAATCGGTCTCCTTGGAAGCAGCGGAACCGTAACGAGGCGCACATGGAGAAGGAGCAAGTGAAGTTTCCGTCTCTGATTTCGAAGACGTAAAACTTATTTTATTGACAGCCCAGCCGATTGGCTGTAGGCTAAGGGAAGTGAGAGGACTCTTTCCTCGAAAAGAAAATGAAGACGAAAAACACTATCGGGCCAGCTGAACTGATCAGCGAGGCGGTAAACACCATCACGACCCAACTCACGGAAGCATTGACTCTGCTCGTGCATCGGGGGGAAGAGGTCGCGGAACGAGCCGAAGCCATAAAGGTTCCGGCTAAACGGAAGGCCAAGGCCAAGCCCAAGGCTAAGCTCCATCCCTACGCCCACAAGGGCGTAAAGCTGACTGCCCTGCAGTGGGCCGTGTGGGTGGCCATCAAGGCGTTACTGGACGCCAAGGCGGAGCTGGTCGAGAACACCAAGGATGAGGGTTTCGACCACTTGTCCGGCAAGTTCGTGGCCCAGTTCATCGGGACGCCCAGTAACCGCAAGGAGCAGGGACGCATCAACCAGTTGATGGGTCGCCTGAAGAAGAAGGGCCTGCTGACTTGGGTAACCAAGGAAGTCGGGCCGCGCAAGCTCAAGATCAAGAGCGGCATCGCCTTCGGGCCAGAGGCCTAAACCATCACCCTCCCCCTTCGGGGGGAGGGGTTTTAACCGTTATGGAAACTTACAGTTTCGACGAGATAGACGAGGCTCGACTCGCAGTCCAAATGGCAATGGCTGAAGCGGGCTGCTATGGCCCTGCTGTGGAGGAACAATGCGCGGGCCTGTCGTTGGAGAAGAATTTAATTTCATCCTTCATCCGTTGGCGCGAGAAGATAACACTAATGCGGATGACCATAACCGTCACGCAAGGGTTGGGCAAGTATCTGGCCGACATCTTGAGGGCGGGCGACTCAAGGATACCCGAAAGAGTAATGCTGCCCACCATCAAGAGGATTGATAAGGCAGCGAATTGGGTAAAGGATGAGGAAGGCATCTTCAAACGGTATGGCTCTGACGGGGTGGATGAGGTCGTGGAACGTGTCTGTCGGGCCTGTGAGGGGGGCAAGGTGGTGGACATCTCGGAGGACGGCGAGAACATCGTAGAGGCTGACCTAGAGGGCTTAGGCGTTGATCTGGACGTCTTGGCGCTATCCGAGCAGGTGCAGCTGTTCAACATCCATTTCCACCCCAAGAAAAAAGATTGAAAAAAGTCACATTAAAGCTTGCTATTCTGTGAGATTGTGCTATACTCTTTGCAGTTATGAGAGATAAGAACATGAAAGAAAAAACGGTTAAGGTCAAGGGGCCTTGGGTAGATGGAGTGCAGACAGTCAAGGAGATCAGTCTGGACGAGTGGACGAGCTACACGCCATTGAACAGGCGAGTACGAGGAGAATGGTTCCGAGTAGTCAAGTGGTAAGGGCTTGACATCAACCAATTAAACTGATACTATTAACCAAGTTATGAGAGATAGAACAAAAGAGACAGCAGAGGCAATCGACCAGACACGCCTAGACATGGCAGGGGTCGAGGGTGTGTTGACATGGGTGCAGCACTTGGCTGACCGCAACAAGGACGGCGACATGGATGACATCAAGAGGATCGTCAAGGAGCAGAGAGCTATCCTGACGCGCTTAAGGACGGGCCTCAACAAGGCGCGATTCGATGATACCTTCTCACCACTAGGCTTCGAGCTTGGCCGCTGACATGGGATACCAAAGCAAACCAAACGGCGAGAGCTTCATCAACCGGCACTACAACTCCCTTGATGGGCGTCCCGTTGGCACAACCGTGACCATCAGGACAACCAAGGGCAACCTGCGTGAGTTCGAGAAGTATCGGGACGGTGACTACTACCCAACCTATCATTTCAACCTCGATTTCGACTCGAAAACGCATGAAAAAAGTTTGAAAAAAGTGATATTAAAGCTTGCAATTTTGTGAGAACCTGCTATACTATTCCCAGTTATGAGAGATACAATGAAGACCAAAAAGAAGTTCCTAAACGTAGTGTTCAACATCAAGCCCAACCCTGCTTACAAGGGTAGCCATGAGCTTGCCACATTCAACGCGATTCACACGACTTTCCCGCTTGGCACAACCGAGCAGGATATGATCGACGAGTTTCACGGGGAGACAGTCGGCAAGGACATCCACGGCAAGACGTGGACAAAGGGCGAGATGATCCAAGTCGTGAGCATCGAGAAATGTTTTGAAGATTGGAGCAACTAATGAGAACCATGAAACCGTTTCTATTCCACGGCCCACAAGCCAACACCAGCAACTACTTGCAAGGCTCGAACAACTTCCCATATGGTGCGCCCGATCCGATGGTGGGTGATGACTTACCTTTCGGCGATGAAACTGTCACGGTTTGTGATGATGAAACTGGCGTGAAATGTTATTCGTGCGGCGGTTACTTTCCCGAATCGAGTTGCGTAGCCAACACACTCGACGAAGGCGAGCGCGTCCCTGTCTGCGAGACCTGCGCCGAGGGGCGCGTAGGGTAGCCCAGCCCTCTAGGGGTAGCCCCCCCTCCCGAGGGAGATCCCCCCCTTTACTGAAAGAGGATCTCACTATAAACTGACAGAGCAGCGGGGGGTGTTAAATTTCATTCTCCACCTTCCTTTTTTTCCAGCTTTTTCAAAAATACGCAACTTACCTCAATAAATATCTTTTTCAAAAATCTTTAGAATAATCGGCGCTCTAAACATATAATTGTTCTATAATGAAAGTTTGTACCAAATGTAAGGAACAAAAGCCGTTGGAGGCTTTTAGAAGGCAAAGTAGTACCAAGGATGGATTAAAATACTACTGCAAAGAATGCGATGATACCACGGCTAAGAAATACTATGAAAAAAACAAAAAGAAAATCATAATAAAAGTAACCCAGTGGCAAAAAGATAACCCAAACAAAGTCAGGGATTATAAAAAATCATATTATGGCAAGAATAGACCTATACAATCCCCAACCGTTCCCCAAAAAAATACATAGGTGGGGTTGGAACGGTGTTTCGGAGCTAATTCTTGAACATTTCCATGATAAAAATGCCGATATAATGCTCGACTCGATGATCGAGCATACATTCAAAGTCGGAAGACATAAAAAAATGGACTTTCGCTGTTTTCCACACATGAAGCAGAAATGGATTAGCATTTTTCATTCCCCCTGCACCTCTTTGGGACCAATAACCTCTGGATGGGAGCAAAACATATTCACTCTTTATGCCAATGAACATTACAGGGCATTCATGAAGAATTGTATAGGCATGATTACCCTAAGCAAAAATTATGCTTTAAAGACAAAGGCAGCTTTCGAAGCACTCGACATAAACACCCCGATTGGTTTTGTGCATCACCCTTCGGCTGAATGTAACATAAAGTTTAAAATGAAGAACTTTCGCCGCCAAGTGATCCATACCGGATTTTGGTTGAGAAACTTTGATTCTTTTTATCGTCTGGAAACCAAATATAAAAAAATATTACTCCAAGGCCCCGGAAGCTATGGGGAGGATGAGTATTACTCAAGCAAAAAAGACCTACCAACCCGACACATCCAAAATTGCACCCACTTAAGAAACGGTTACCTCCCTAATGATAAATATGATAAAATTATGTCTGAGTCTGTTGTTTTTCTCGATTTACATGATGCGGTGGCAAACAATGCAGTGATCGAATGTATATCCCGACAAACACCCCTTTTGATTAACCCATTGGATTCCGTGGTTGAATACTTGGGTAAGGATTATCCATTTTACTACTACTCATTAGATGAAGCAGCTGAGAAGTTAGAAAATGACGATTTAGTGGAAAAAGCCTCTTCTTATTTAAAAAGTCGCCAATTTCTCGTTTCCGAAAAAAAATTTATCAAAGATCTTGGTAATATTCTCAATACGTGGTTGGATTGATTTTAAAAAAATAGACTTTTTTACTTTTTCTGTGTAATATTCTGTATCATGGGTTTAGATATTAACAAAACCTTGCCCGACGGAACGTCAGCTGGGTATTGGAAAGTAGGCCATATAGAATCATGGACACCTGCTCCCTCCTCGGAAGGGTTCGGATGTAACCTGTGGGTAGATGGTTATACAACCCACGCCTACCGGGAAGCTGGCGCTAATTCTATAATGAACCAAATGTTTACTTGTCCTTATACCGGGGCAAAGGATTTGTTTGAATATATGGATTTAACCGGTGTTTCAGGAGAAGTCACGGGAGAAAAGAGACTGGGACCAGATTTTCCCGCTGGTTGGGATTGGAAAGATAACGGAGTTTCAGGGTGGATGGAAAGCAGCGATGATATTCGTAGCGGAGCTTATGATTGGATTAAGGTATGTGTACCATACTTTTCCGGCGCAACAGATCAGTGGACAGTTGGGGAAGCGTAAGGATTTAAAATGGCATTTTACAAAGAACATACAACTAGTGACGGAGTGAGCACTTCCTATTGGGATATTGGTATAATTGATTTTCAATTTGGAGCACCCGAACATGTTAATCAATCTGCCAGCGTTCAAATGTGGGGATGGCACGACTTTACTTATTTCGAACAAGGTGCCCCCCCTGTTGACAAGAAAGCCTACAGTAACAATTATGCTAGCGGCACCGATTATTACCCGTATAATACTTTTAATTTAACCGGGATCTCCGGTGAAGTCACGGGAATTGAATCTGTTAGATCTGTTCCTCTCCCTTCTGGGTGGAGTTGGACAGACAGCAGTGTATCCGGTTGGATGAACGCTACCAACGACACAAGGAATGGTGCACAAACATGGATGAGTGTTTGCGTCCCGGATTTTTCCGGAGCAGTAATTACGGGCACACCTTACCCAGATTAATTTAGGAGAAAAGTATTATGGAATACAATAAACATTATACAGGAAACCCTTATCGGGACGCCAGTCGTGGGGGAAACGTAGGAGCCGGAACATCTGCACCCGCAGGAAATGTGGGAGCTGGTTCGTCAGCCCCAGAACCACCGCCACCGGGTCCTATTGTTAGTGACGATAGAGACGCCGAGGGTAACATTGGTGTGGGTACGACTCACTAATTTATACTGCTGCCGAAAAGCTCGTAGAGCTTTTTAAACAGAAGTGGGTTTAGGGTTTCCCATCTTTAGGCGGCAGCGGAAGCAATAAACTCGTACTATAATCGCAGCCTGTCCGGTTGCGATTTTTTTTTGTTTGCGGTGGCTCAAAGAGAGCCTGTGGGTGTAAAGTAATCGACCGCTTATGATTACGCGATTAAGGGGTTAAATAAAGTTATGAAAAAAATGATTATTACGAAAATACATATACGCTCTGCAGCGAACTTTTTGGGTTTGATGGGAGTTGCTACTGGTACTATCAAAGGCGTAGTGCTTCCGGTGTTGGCTTTGGTCGGCTCGGGCGCATTAGGTGATGTTGATGGTGGGATAAGTAAGATTAGTACGGCCGTTTCTTCCGATTTAGGAAGTATCGCGGCTTTTGGAATCGGAGGTTGGGTTGGAGGCGCAGCTTATGCGTGGATAGCCAATTGGGTGCTTCATTTCACTCATGGTATCTCTATCGAGACCAAATGATATACTATTAAAAGCTCCTTTCGAGCTTTTAGGGAACCCTTCGTTTAATAGCGGGGGGTTTTTTTATGGAGTATTATACCTGTTGGGTTTCCCCTTCTTTAACCATTTAATAGAGGAGACCATATACCCGGATTTTTTAACCATCGTTTTTATTTTTGAGGGGTGGATTTCTATACTCTTATATTCGAGAGAAAGAATCCCCTTCTCTGTGTCCATTTTTAAAGCTTTAACATAAAAACTCTTTTTAAAGATGTTCTTAAGTCCTGTGGCGCATATGGGGCACACTAGACCTTTTATGGTTATTTCTACATCGGGATCTATGTTTGGAGCCGCGTTTAAAGAGAGTGCGAAAAGAAAGGCCCACAAATACTTCATTAAAGATTTCCTGTCTTCTTCGATCCCCCCTTGGATGCTTGGGCGCTGTGGCGGGCAATCTCAACTTCTATTAAGCGTAGACGGGTTTCTAGTTGGTTTATATCTCCAGTATTGCTAGAAATGGCATTTTGTAGGACCGCCATTTCGGTAATCTTTTTGTCCATTTGAATTAACTTGTCATGAACTTTGTCAAACTCTACCTTGCTTGGAAATAATGTTTGTAAGTAACCCAAAACAAAAAGACCTATGAGAGGGGCTACTTTAAGAAACGTATCAAGGTCCGCGAAACCGACTCTACTTTTGTTAACTGACATATAACAAATACTTACACGGAAACGAGAAAAAGAACAAAATAATAATATTATTTTTTTCCCCAGTACCTATGTTCATAATCGGGTTTGTTTTCTTCTGTTATGGCTTCTATCCATTCTGAATTGGAATTTTTACTCAAAAGGGTGTGGTGTCCGCTATTGGTATCTTTGTGAGGTTCCCACTTTATAGCCAACGCGAAAAGCTGAGCTTGTTCGTAACTTAAGGCGTTTACCAAAACACAAAATTTTCTCAATACAGATCTCCGGGGAGGGGGGTTTATCCCGCGCTCAATCTTGCGCCACATTTCTTTGGTAACCCCAAGCATGATGCACATTTTACGAGTGTCGAGAAATCTACGATGTCGTAACTCTTTGAGGTAAACATGGAATTTCAAGGTAACAATTTGTCTAATACTTTGTCTTTAAGCTCTTCTTTGGCCTTATCAGCCACAGTATCCACCACTGTCTCTACTACCGCTTCCGCAGCTTTCTCGGTTGCTTTTTGTTTTATTTCCTCACCCTTGGAAAACCATAACGCGATACCCAACGCGACAACTATAACTAAACCTACAATTACTTTCTTCTTCATATCTTATATTACACAATTGGTAATAATCCCCACGAATTTAATTCCGATGGGGACTATTACCACATTATCAAGTTGCAAAATGAAAATCCCCAATAAATACAAACATTTTAATTGGCACGGTTCCTGCAGTGTAATACTTGTTATGTTTATTAAACGTATACTCAAAATCGGGCTGGTCGCCATTGTGGCGTCAGCGTTAACAACCATACAGGCTCAGCCTGCACCTAAGCCAGACAAGCCTACAAAGGAAAAGCCTGAACGTGGTGGGAAAGTGGGAAAGTGGGATCCCGCAAAGGTTAAAGAACGTCTTAAGGCTGCTTTTGATAAGCGTAAGAAACGTCGCGGAGACGCCAAGAGAAAGGGCCACAAGGTTCATGACCCCAAGAAAGGCGACAAGAAAGGCGGAAGCTTTGGTAAGCTCGTAAGAGACGACGCCAAGATCAAAGAGCTAAAGGAAGCTTTTGCTGCGGCCGCTAAGAAGGACCACAAGGGTTTTGATAGGAAAGCGTGGAAAGATGCCACAGACGACGAGAAGAAGGCTCTTAGAGAGAAAATGGCCGCTGGGAGAAAAGAATGGTATGAGAAGATGAAAACCCATCGCGAAGAGGTCGGCAAACGCATAAAAGAGATTCGTGCGGAATTTAAAAATAATCGGGATAAAGTGATCGACGGAAACGATCCGGGTGAATGAAAGGGTAACGACCTTATTATACAGTATCACAGGCCCTATTATATCCCCTCAAGCATAGCGGAGAGGAATCTCAAGTCTACCGCAGAAGTAAACTGGGAATTAAGGATACCAAGAGGGAAAGTGGGAATTGTTATAATAAGGAGACCCGCGCACCAAGGTGGTGACATTATAATTAGATAAACTAAAAGCCCCGCGAAAGCGGGGCTTTTTGTTAACGAGAGTCAGTGGTCGTTTTTAATATAATTCCGAATAATCTATGGCGTTAGTATTTGCGCTAACTTTTATGCCAAACTTCTTAGCTGCGGCTTTAATTTTGCGAAGAGCAGCTTTTTTAGCTTCGGGGCTAATGTCTGTTTGACCAAGTCTCGCTAAAGCGTTTCTGACGTGGGATGCGTCTGGAATGGGAAGGTGACGAAGTGAACGGGGAGTGGTTTTCCCAGAAGCGTCCTTTTTTCCACCCGGTTGGATATACGCAAAATCGGAATCGGGTAAGTCATTTTTAGACTTTGAGCTTATCTTGGCTCCCTTGTTTTGTTTGTCGTATTTTTCGTCCTTTTTTAAATCGTGAATCTTGTCCCACTGTTTCTTGGTTTTAGCGGCTTCCGTGGTCTTCTTGACGGGAACACATTTTTTCTTATCTTCACTTACTTCGTATCCCGGTTTGCATTTGGGTGGGTAACCGGCTTTTTCGTCTGCGAGAAGGCCATCTTCCTTGTACTTAAGGATCTGTTCGCTAAAATCGATCTCTTTCATTTCATTAATCTTTACACTTATTTTTTACTCCTTGGCATTAATTTCGGGTAACCGTTAACAGTTTCGGGAACAGGCTCGGGTTTCTTGTATTTACTTTTACCTTTGTTCTCCTCATCCTTGTAATAGTCAAATTCTATATCAATCAGCGCAGGAACCATTATTCTTATTTTTTCTAATCGCCCCTTTTCATCCAACGAAGGGGTTTTGCACCCAGCTAATAATATCATAATTATAAGTAACGTTTTTTTCATTTTTTTCTCGTGGGCGCTTTGGTCGGAGGCTTATACCCCGCTACTAATTTAACTTCCGTTGGGGGAGGCTGAATGGGTACTTCTTCGGTTCCAACATAACTTGGCTCTCCTCCGGTGGGCAAATAGGGAACTTTACCATTCTGCATTAGTCTTTTTTCAATCGTAAGTTGTTTGAGTTGTTCATTGGGTACGACCATTTTAGAGGCCCTATCTGTCATGTAAAAGCAGGTGGTTCTTATACCAACCCTGACTATCCTCGCTTGGCGACCAGAGATGTATATTATATCGTCGTTGTTAAAATCACTCCCCATAAAAACAAGTAATGCCTGCGCAAAATTTATTATCATGTCTTTAGCCAATATGGCCCCCAAAGCAGCCAACACAAACCATCCGTATTGACCCACCAGATCTTGTGCTACGTGCTCCATTTGTTCAGGGGTCATTCCCCCTTGATCCGCCAAATTAACGATTTGCGGAATAGCGTTGGTAATTTCGTTCATAACTTTTCTCTAAAGATTACACTAATTTGGTGTAAATTACATTGATGCCAAAAGTAAAAAGCACAAGGGATCTTGAATCCCTTGAGATTTTGGACGGGAAGGTAAAAGTTCACCAGAGGGAAACACTCAAACCAAAAGACACCTTTTATATAGATGAACTTAACTGGACAGAAAAACAAAAAAGATTCATTGAATTATCCCTCAGAAAAGAGACTAGGGTAATTTTATGTAAAGGCCCCGCGGGAAGTTCGAAAACTCTTACTTCCGTATATTCGGCGCTCCATTTGTTAAATTCCAGCAAGGTCTCCGATATAGTATATATGCGTTCCGCGGTGGAAAGTTCTGATTCGAGGCTCGGGTTTTTGCCGGGAGATGCGGACGAAAAGCTTCACTATTATAACCTTCCCTTTATGGACAAGTTAGATGAACTTTTGAGCGAAGCGACAGTCAAAAAACTACAAAAAGAAAAAAGGGTATCTATTCACCCTGTAAACTTTGCTAGAGGGATGAGCTGGAATTCTAAAGCTGTAATTTTAGATGAAGCTCAAAACAGTTCACTTAGGGAAATAGTGACTGTTCTCACTCGTATAGGAAAATATTCGCGCGCTTTCATATTGGCGGACCCAATGCAAACAGATCTCAAAAATGGTCAGCGGGGGGGTTTTGGGAGAATATTTAGTATTTTTGATAATCAGGAAAGTCGGGATATGGGCATAGAGACTTTCGAGTTTAGCACGGAAGATATTGTCAGATCAGAGTTAACCAAGTTCGTCGTGTCTAAATTGTCAAAATTAGATACTATTTAATCTGTTTGTTAATTAAACCGGCCAAGACCGAAGAGAACTTCCTAACTTCTCTTTCCGATTTATCCCAAAAGAACGCATGAGTCACCTCTTCTATTAAAGTACTGAGTTTCCTACGTTTTTTGAGTTTTGGGTCCACTAGAATCTTGGGATTATCAAGTTCGGGAGAATAGCATAACCCGTCAGCGTTGTAAGTGTGATGGGGTTTTTTCCATACCAGTTCGTATTCTATACCGTCAGAATTTTTGAATTTGATAGTCTCCATATATATAAGATATACACTTTTTTTGAAAAATCAATTATTTTTAGTAAAATAGTGTAATACCAAGAAGATGAAAATATATTGTTCAACTTGCGGGGGTGGTACAAATTATACCGCAGTAAAGCCTAAATTTTGCGCCTCATGTGGGGAGGCCTTCTCGGCATTGAATAAGACCCCAGCTAAGAGGGTGTTCAAAGCTGATCCCAGAAATCCAATTGCAACAATTCAAGAAGAGGTTGAGGAAGAGGGGTTCGAGATGCCAAACATGAGCAAGCTTAATGTGGAAATAGGTGAATCTCGATCATACAGCATTACACCTCTGGATAAATTAGCCGGATCTAATTTGGAAGGACATAACGATGGTTATGTAAGAGATGCTGATCTTACTTATTCCAAAGAGTCTTTCGCTGAGGATTTCATGAGGGACGCGGGATCATCTCGAAACCATGAGCAGGCGCAGAAAACCTAAATTCGAAGACTTAATTGAACAGATAGATTTAGAGATAAAAAAAAGAAAATCCAAATGGAATCTGACAGCGCTTTCGTGGATGGATTTTGATGACGTTTCTCAAATTTTAAGAATTCACATCTTTAAAAAGTGGCATTTATACGACGCTAAAAAACCTCTTAATCCGTGGATTAATCGTATAATTTCCAATCAGATTAAAAATCTTATTAGAAATAACTATGGGAATTATTGTCGACCTTGTTTGAAATGTGCGGCGGCAGAAGCTGGTGACCTGTGTTACATCTATGGAAAACAATCAGAAGCGTGCCCTCTTTACGCAAACTGGACGAAAACCAAAAAACAAGCGTATGACGCAAAGTTGCCCGTCTCCATAGATGACCATTCACACGAAATAAACTCCGCTGAATATTCCGGATTTGACGTACTCTCCATGATGGAAAAGCTCCACGTTAAGATGGAGTCCACTTTGAAACCCGCGGAATGGAAAATATATAAGGCTCTTTACATTAATAATATGTCCGAGGAGGAAGCGGCGACTTTAATGGGGTACAAGACAAACGAAAAGAATAGAGTCCCCGGATACAAGCAAATTAAAAATGTTAAAAAATCCATAATACAAAAAGTTAAAAAAATGTTGAAAGACGGAGATATCGAAATAATATGAGCTCAAAAAATATAGAACTCGACGAAAATCAACAGTTGGCGTTGTTGAATGAGTGGAATAATCGCCCTGATGATCCCCCTTACATAAAAGAATTAATTGAATTGGTTTTTCCGGATGTCCCCGAAGATATGAGAGACGGAAGGTCCAAGTATGGAAGAGCCGTGAAGAAATTTCTGGCTGAAAAGAGTATTAAGGCAAAGGTGTCTCATAAGTATTACCCGAAAGAGAAAACCGAACTTACCGAAGATCAGAAAGAGTTTATCTCGAATAATTGCGGCGCGATGAAACCTATGGAGATGGCTAAGGTGGTTTTCGATGACCCAAACATTTCCCCCTTAGATCTCAGATATAAGGTGCTGTTTGAGTTTCTTAAGACGATAAATAACAAAGTTAAGTATTCGGACGTAACGAATGAGGAGACTGCCGCAGAGGGAGGATATTCTCCGCCCAAGTCAGAAGCTCGTGCGTTGGTTAGGGTTAACAAGTACGTTTACAACGGGATAGACAAGGAAAAAGTCACGACTAAAATAAAAAGGAATCTGTACACCTTAATCGGATATATGCATACGTTCCGTTTTCTTCATCAAATTGGTACTTACAATATTGAGACAGATCGAGAATTATTTGAAAGCAGCTTTGTAAGATATACATGGGATAAGCCTGACCTAACCCAAGAGGAGGTTGATCAGTATATTGTCCTCTCCGCTGAAGTAGTTATAGCCTCAAATATCCAGCGACGCGTCGAGAGGCTTCAACAGCTACTAGATCGAAACGCGGAAGACACAGAGGGCCGCAGGATGGCAATGAGCTTGGTAGAAGCTATCAATACGGCGCAGACAGAATATAACCAATGCGTTAACCGGCAAACTAAACTACTTAACGAACTCAAAGAAAAACGAAGTCACCGCATGAGTAAAATGATGCAGGAATCTGCTTCCATATTGAACCTTGTAGAACTTTGGAAAGATGAGGAGTCTAGACGTAAAATGATTAAGATAGCTGAACTTCGAAAGAAGAATGTTTCCAACGAGATAGAGAGGCTGACCTCTATGGAGGAGATTAAGTCCCGTATCATGGGGATAAGCGAAGAGGAAGTTTTAAATGGTTGAATGTAACGTTTGCAAAAAAGAATTTGAAGAAGACAAGAATCTTCATTTACATATCAAAGCTCACAAGCTTTCAATAGGAGATTATTATCACACCCAATTTCCCCGACACGATCTTCACACGAAAGAGCTCATAAAATTCAAAAACAAAGAACAGTATTTCTCAGCTGATTTCAACAACAAAAGAAATTTAAAAAGTTGGCTGAAAGAAGCTTCCATGGAAAAAGCTAGAAAATACTGTAAAGGTCTTTTAACAAAAAGAAAGAGAGAAAAGGGCCTTAAGTATACCCCAACCGAAGTGGAACTTAGAACGCTTTTGGTTCCACCTATTTCCTATTATCAAATAATTTTTGAGAACTATTATAAATTGTGCGAAGGGATCGGCTTGAAGAATAAACTTTCGTCTTTGCCTGTCCAAGGACCAGACGGAAAAATAAAATTCGAGGAAGAATTCGATGAAGATCATCTAATATACATTGATTCACGGGAACAAAACCCCTTGCAAATAAAAGACTTCCCCACGGAAGTCAAGGGCTTGAAATTCGGAGATTACTGCCTTAACGATAAGGATAAAACGGGGAATTGTTATATTGAACGAAAATCTGTTCCCGACCTTATAGGCACGTTAAGTTCGGGTTTGGAAAGATTCAAGAACGAAATAAAAAGAGCCGCGGAAGAAGATGCGTATATGGTAATTCTCGTTGAACGAAAATTGGAAGAGTGTTTGGCGTTTAAGAAGCTGCCCTATGTTTATAAAAAAAATACTCGGGTAACTCCTGATTTTATTTTTCATAACGTGAGAGAGTTGATTCAGGAATTTCCTCATATTCAGTTTTTGTTTGTGGATGGAAGGGTAGAGTGCGTAAGGATCGTCAAAAAACTTTTGCTAACCAAAATATTAAAAACCAAATTTGATTTGCAACTAGCGTACGACTTAAAGTTATTATGATATGTGGTATTGTCCGGAAAAATATGTGCGTCCTATCGTTGATATAAACAAGGAGTCCCTTGCGCTAAAGGGGGATCTTGGAGATCGCCAAGCTAAAATTACACTAGCTAAGTTCATGCGTTCCAACCTTGGTTTTACCACAGAGCTTTTGTCGGGGATTAAACTGGCTCTTTACCAAGAGATAACTCTGAAGGCATTCTTTAACAGAAACTTTAGTATGTGCGTGTGGGGACGTGGCTGCGGAAAAACTTTTATCGCGGCTATTTATTGTTTTCTTCAATGCATTTTTGAGCCCCGAACCAAGATACTTATAGCGGGACCGACCTTTCGTACAGCTAGATTTATTTTCAACAATATAGAAAAGATAGTTGAATCAAAGGAAGCACAAATGTTGGCTCACGCTTTCGGTGCTAAATCCAAACGCAACGATCAGTTCGAATGGAAAATCAACGAGGGTACTATAACAGCTATTCCATTGAGCGGAGAAAAGATTCGTGGTTTTCGTGCTAACGTGTTGGTGCTTGATGAGTTTATGTTGCTTCCGGAAGATACTATCAAAACAGTACTTATGCCTTTTTTGGTAGCTCCTCAAGACATGGCGGAGAGAATTAAAATAAGGGAGATGGAAGATGATCTCATTACAAAAGGGGAGATGAAAGAAAAGGATCGTATCGTATTCGGGAACAACTCCAAGATGATAGCGTTGTCTTCTGCCAGTTATAGTTTCGAGAACCTTTATCGCACCTATAAGGATTGGATGGGTAATATTTATTCGGATGATATTATGCAATCTGATTATTTTATTTCACAAATGGGATTTGATTCTATTCCTTCTGATATGATTGATAGCACAGTCATTGAAGAGGCCCGAGCAGGGGGAGCTTCTAATTCGTCTTTTCTGAGAGAATACGCGGCTCAATTCACTGATGGAAGCGATAGTTATTTCAGCGCGAAGAAAATGCACCAATGCACCATTCCCGACGGAGAGAAACAGCACACTTTAATAAAAGGGGAGAAAGGTAAAGAATATATTCTGGCCATTGACCCAAGTTTCAGCAATAGCCCCTCTTCTGACTTTTTTGCCATGTCTGTGTTGGAGCTGGATGAGGAAAAAACTACTTTTTCCACACTGGTTCATGGTTATGCCGTGGCGGGAGGGGACTTAAAGGATCATATCAAATACCTGCATTATCTAGTGAACTATTTCGATTTCTCAATGATAATCATAGATAACGCAGGATATCAATTCATAGACAGCGCCAATGAATCCGAGCTATTCCAAAGCTCGCGTACCAAAATTAAATTTTTTGATTTTAATAGCGATAAGGAAGGGGTTGATTATCAAAAGATGCTCATCACGGCCAAACAGCAATACAACAAAAAAGAAAATGTAATTTGCTTCAAACAATTGTTTTCCACCACTTTTTTGCGAGAGGCTAACGAGTACCTACAGGCTTCTATTGATCATAAGAGGATATGGTTTGCTTCCCGCACAGCTGCCTGCGGAAGCTTTTTCGACAAAGTTTCAGCCCAAGCCGTCCCTATAAAACTAATGCCATACGAAAACAAGGGCGACTTAATAGAGTTTCAGGATGACATAGTTTATCAATCGAAAAAGCAGTGCGCCCTTGTAGAAGTGAAGACAACAGCAAAAGGCACCCAAACATTCGATTTACCTCAACATCTCAAAAGAAGCACCTCAGCAAACAGAGCAAGGAAGGATAATTACACCACGTTAATGTTGGGAAGCTGGGCCGTTAAGGGTTATAATGATATTAAAAATACCAAGGTAGCTCAAGTTAATCATACATTTACTCCCAGAATGATAGCTTAGGTGTAATTTTAAAGTAAAAGATGGCGGTAAGGAAGAAAACGGAACAAGGTGCGGAACCTTTAATGGCTAAGCATGAAACTGTAGCCAGCTCTACACGGACGCGACGTAACAGAGCTGCTGATATTGTGAGGACGGACCGTTTTCGGAACATCGAAAATGGGATGATCCCTTTTAAGTATTCTCGGGGCGTTTCTAATAATTCAAATATTGATGTAAGGGATACAATCGTTCTTTGCCAAAAAGCCTATTACAACTTCTCTGTTTTTAGAAATACTATTGATTTAATGACCGAGTTTTCCATAAGTAATTTGTATTATACTGGTGGGAGTCGTAAGTCTAGGGAATTTTTCGAAACACTTTTTAGGAAAATAAATATCGATGATCTTCAAAGTCGATTTTTTCGGGAATACTATAGGTCTGGTAACGTTTTTATCTACCGATTTAACTCACAAATGGAAAAATCTGATGCTTTTAAGATTAATCAGACTTTTGGTTTAAGTGAAGCTAATGAAGATATTGAAATTCCGTCCAAATATATAATCCTTAATCCTTCTGATATTCAACTTCAAGGAAGCATAGCTTTTAGTAGTGGGGTTTACTATAAGGTGGTTACCGATTATGAACTACAGATATTGCGAAACCCCCAAACAGATGAACAAAGAGAAGTATTCGAAAGTCTCCCGGAAGAAACCAAAAAGCTAATAAAAGATACCAAGAACACGGGAATGGCTGCTGTTACGATTCCGCTTAATACCGATAGGCTTGTGGCTGTTTTCTATAAGAAGCAAGATTACGAACCATTTTCTGTGCCTATGGGTTATCCAGTTCTGGAAGATATAAACTGGAAGCAAGAGATGAAGCAAATGGACATGGCCGTTGCGAGAACTACCAATCAGGCCATTCTTCTCATAACTATGGGGACCAAGCCCGAAGAGGGAGGGGTTAACCAGAGAAATCTGATGGCCATGCAGAAGCTCTTTGAAAACGAATCCGTAGGGCGAGTATTGATCTCAGACTATACTACCGACGCTAAATTTGTTATTCCTGACATAGGTAACATTTTGGATCCCAAAAAGTATGACGTTGTCAACCAAGACATCCAAATGGGACTTAATAACATCCTGTTGAGTGACGAAAAATTCGCTAATACGAGCATTAAGGTTCAGGTGTTCATGGAGAGACTCAAACAGGGACGAAGAGTTTTCCTAGAAAATTTCTTGATGCCGGAAATTAGGAGAGTTTCAAAGGAGATGGGTTTTAAAAATTACCCAGATGCTCATTTTGAGGAAGTAGATTTAAGGGATACTTCTGTTTATTCAAGAATTTATAGTCGTTTGATTGAACTCGGTGTTCTGACCGCCGAAGAAGGAATGCAGGCTATAGAATCTGGCCGTTTCCCTACGCCGGAAGAATCTCTTGAGTCTCAAAAGAAGTTCCAAGAGCATAAGAATGAGGGTTTATACGAACCTCTTATAGGGGGAGCTAAAATGCCTCAGGTGTCGGGACGCCCTGCCGGATCTAAGAAACCAAAAGAAGAAGACAAGAAGACCCCGATAGGAACCAAGGCAACTCTCAACTTTAGCCTTTCTAGCATACAGGAGCACCTAAACCTTTCGGATAAATTAAACTTGGAAGTAGAGGCTTCCTTGAGACAGCTTCACAAACGTAAAAGATTAAGCAAACAACAAAAAGAAGTAGCGCGAGAAATAACTAATATAGTAATCGCTAACGAAGATCCACCGAACTGGTTGGCTAAGGCGGGACGGTATGCAGCCGAGCCCACAGACAGAAACCACGAAAGAGTTAAGAAAGTTCAAGATGTTGCTTACGAGCATCAAGTGGATGACTTCTTAGCGGGAATATTATATGCAAGCGTTCATGAAGGGGAAAAATAATGGCCAAGCCAACTGTAATCTACAATTGTCAGGCCTTGTACGTTGGACCTGCTCCGGAGACCGGTTATAATTTCGTAAATTACAATGGGGGTTCACCGTCAAATGATCACGGTGATTTGATTCAACAGTTAAACCTTCTTCATAGTATAGACAGGGTTC